TCAATCAAGGTGTGGAATGGAATATCTTTCACGTTTTGCGCTGTCGCTTCAAATTCTCCGTTTAGGACTCCTGACTCATTGACAAGCCGAGCCATCTCCGAAGCCGTACCACCATAACCAAGTTTGCGATTTGTTAATCTATACTTTCGTTTTAAAGTTATATGTATAGTCCAGACTGTCGCTTCTTCTATATTTCTTTGCAAACAGTAAGCATTTTTGATATAATTGAATAAAAAGGAGGGACATAAAATGTTCAAACAAATTAAAGACTATCCAAAATATTCAATTAATGAAAAAGGCGAGGTAAAAAGTAGTATTTCCGGAAAAATATTAAAACCAAGAACAGCCGGCAAAGGTTATCTTTGTTATTGCCTTTATGCTGAAAATGGTTCTACCAATAAATATATTCATCGCTTGGTAGCGGAAACTTTTTTACCTAACCCAAATAATTTGCCTTTTGTAGACCACATTGACGGAAATAAACAAAATAATCATTTATCCAATCTTCGCTGGACTACAAACTATCAAAACTTGAAATATTATGGTTTTGATAAATTGACACGTCACTCAATAGAGGGTGTCGGCGTTGGTGTAATGGCCACTAATGGCGATGTTACTCTAAAATTTGAAACCAAAAGCGAATTATTAAGACACTTTGGTTATAAAACTAATCGAACTAGAGTAAAAATAGGTGAGCCATATTTATACGGCAAATTAAAAGGTTTTACTGTTTATAATTTATAGAAGCCCTCTCGCTCAGTCGTTCACGCTGGCTTTACCCTTGCGCCCTGTCGTCCACTTCTGGAGTTCCAAGTCAATCAGAGAGGGTTCGCACTTCGCCCTTTATTTATGCGACGAGTGCCCCCGTTGTGTTAAGGTTATCTAACATAGTAAAGTTATCTTTACTAAATCCTTGGTATGCGTTTTGAATATCGGTCATATTCGTACCCATTTTATTTGCGTTATCTGCCATTTGAACAAGTGCTTTATCTGCATATTGGGCGGCCTTTTCAGTATCTCCGCCTAAACCTTGTAGCAAGGTTGCAGAGAATGAAGTGACTTGTTGCATATACTGATTGGCTGATACACCAGCCGTTTTAAAAGCATTGTTTGCATTGGATAGAACGCTTGCGCCTTTTGCTTCCATTGTGTCATACATTGCTTGCGCTTCTTTAGCTGTGATGTTGTATTTTTTAGCAAGACCAATAGCACTTGTACCGTTATCTTTAAATAGCGTTTCAACGCCACCAAGACTTTGTTCTAGGTCAGCAAATGATTTGACAATACCAGTGATACCAGCTACTGTTGGTGCTGTCAAGGTAGCACTCATTCCAGCACCCAACTTCATAGAAGCTGTACCAACTGCTGAAAGACTATTGCTTATCTTGTCTAAACTTGAGCCAGTTTGATTTTTCATGCTTTGGAAAGCCATTTGTGCTTCTTTCATACCTCGAGCAAAATCAGAAACATTGGCTTTCAGTATGGCGGTAACATCAAAATTTGTTCCCATTAGTTACCCCCTTTCCTTCATAGATTGATTAAGCCTTCTATTTCTATCAGCAAGGCTCATTTTCTTTTGTTTGACCTGTCCGACTTCTTCTTTTTTGAAAATCTTGTCAAACTCGTCTTTATGATTGTAAAAATCGTCAAACGTCTTATAAGCTGACCTTGCGCTTTTTCCTTTTCCTTTGGTAGCTTGAACTGTTTGATTGAACCATGCTTGAATTGCTGAATTATATCGTCTATCTTCTTGCTGAATAAGATAAGCAGTATTATAGATTTCAAATTCTTCAAGCGTAGTTCTTGATGCTTCTTGAAACGTCATATTGTGTCTAGCTATGAGTAAGGCTATTGCTTCATCATAACCAAAATCTGAACCTTGATTTTCCCTTACTCTACTAGGTTCATTGCTTTTTTGAGTAGGGGAGATGCTTTTAACTCTGACACGATTTCAGTAATCGTCTTGTCGTATTCATCATTCAAAATCAAATCTTCAAGATATTTTTCGATTGCTTCATTGCTTGGCTTTTGGTTTTCAGTTATTGTCCCAGCTTTGATAATATCTACAAAAGCCATTGGATCATTAAGCGCTTGTCCGGCATTAAGCAATGTCATTGCACCGTAACCAGTTTTAATGCCTTCTAATTCAGCGGAATGAAGTTTATTCATTTCTCGTAAAAAGCCAAGTCCAAAGCGTAAAGTGTAGTCACGTTCTCCAATTTTTAAAATCATTTGTTTTTTCTCCTTTTAAGTAAAAAAATAAAGGGCAAATAAATTGCCCTTGTAAATACCACTATTAAACCGGAACGCCTGCCCCGTCTGTTTCTTTTTCGAGTGTGTGGTAGTTGTATTGTGCGCTTGCGACTGCTTGTTTTTGTGTTTCTGTCAATTTGTCAGTATGCAAGATACCGTTTCCGTCGATAGCGACTTCATAAGATAACTCAACCTTATCATCTGACGGCGCTGACAATTCAAAGTTTTTGAAGTAGCCTTGATAGTATTCTACGTCGTACTTATCAACTCCGCCCTCTTGTTTCTTGCTTCCAAGGTCAACGATCCAGCATTCGATTTTATCGTTTGCTTTAAACCATTTGCGCATTTCTTTCCACATATTCACTGTGTCACCGTCTTCGCGGTAAGCAAGAGATTTGAACTCTCCACTTGTTTCTCCGTCTGAAATAGAGTTAACGACACCGTCTTTTGTTTTCGTGCTTTCTACGTTCTTTTCTTGCTTGATAGAAAGTTCAGATTGGAAGCGTACTTTACCCGCATCTTGTTTTGTGCGGTCAGCATAACGACGGAAAAAGGCAATAACGTCTTTCCCCAAAATTAAATCTGCCATTTATTTATTTCTCCTTTTTTGTGTAATTAAAAGTTAAATCCAGCACGATATGAAGTAAAGGCTGGATGTCTGTATTATCTGCGATGACTTGTTTTTCTGTGTTTCTGTGATTGAAGTTATACTCATACCCGTCTTTCAAATGCTTCAATACACTTTCAAGATAGGCTGAAATGTTGTCTATTTTGGCTCTATCCGCTCGTATTCCGTAAATATGGACTGTTTGCCGTGCCGTACCGATTAAGTCGTTATTAGGCGTGTCTGAACCGTTATTCTCTCCGATATAGACAAACGGATATTTTGTATCAGCTTCGGGCAAATAATCGTATGTATCAACCCTTGCATCGCTGATAGCAAAAATCTTTCTGAATAAATCATGATTAGGTGTCATCTAAACGCTCCTTTCATAACGTTTGTCATATCCTTTTGAAATTCCGGTGTAATTTGCTCTAACATCGGTCTGAAGTGTGGTTTACCTGGCATATAGCGTGTCCCGTATTCTTGATAACCCGTATAAGATGCACTACCCGTTATCCATGCTTCCATACCGTGATATGAAACATTGATATTTCTTTTTAAAAAGCCGGTCTTTCGCGGTGCTAAATCACGAGCAACTTTCTTCCCTTTTTCAGCGTTGTTTTTCAATACTTGTATAGATTGTTCGACTGCTTTAGGATGAGCGTTGTAAATCGTGCTTGTTAGCTTCTCTATGCCGTGCCATTCAATACTTGCGCCCATTTATACCTTGACCGTCCTTTTGAGCCGTACGGCGCTTTTAGAGGCTTCTGTGCTATCAATCAATTCATACTTGAACCCGTCATAGATTGCATACAAGAACGGTTTTTGTTCTTGCTGAAATCTGCATATCATGACGACATCCGAACGATTGCCGTATAACTCGAAAACCTTTGCTTTTTGAATGTAATTCACAAAACATGGTACGACTTCGGTTTGTTCAGCTTGGTTTTCGTAAGTGTCCGTTACTGGATTGTACTTAGCAACGCCTTTCCCTCTTACGAGCGTTATTCTGTGCGGAGTTTTCATAGAAAGAACGCCTTTCCTCGTTGACGTTGCGAACCGTCAAGACCAAAATCTTTATTTAAAATAGCCATATAAGGCTTGAATAGGTTATCAAAGTCTTGATAAGTGACTGAATAGCCGTCCACCGTTTCACTCGATACACTTTCCGAACCTTTTCGCCCGTAAAGTTTATAAACAACGTTTTCAATCATGAAATTATACTTGGATTCGATATATACCGAACCAGTAAGCGATTTGAAGTAGCTTTCAGCATCTTCAACTAAATCATTTAACAAGTCATTTTCTTTTGTGTCGGTTAGATCAATACCCAACCGACGCTTAATTTTAGCAAGTTGGGCATTATCCATGCTTATTCTCCTGCTTCTTCTTCGATTTCTTCAACAGGTTCAGCTTTAGGCAATACAATATCGCCTTGCGCTCCGTCTGATTCGATAACGCCTTTTTTCAAAAGCGTTTTAATGCGAGCATCTGACACATTCAAATCAAAGCGAGGATAAACCTCGCCGGCTTCATAAAATCGGTTATTGTCTTTGGTATCAATAATGTTTTTTGTTACGATATAGGCCATTGACTCCCCTTTCTAATCTTGATTAGACGTTTTCAGCTGAAGCAGTCAAACGTGCAAATGCATTGTCTTTAGTTACTGCAACCGCAATGTCCATTGTGCAACGGATAGCAACCATTTCTTGTTCAAATAGGTTGATTGGTTCGTTGTTTGCTCCCTTGATTGTTGAGATTTGAGCTTCTTCTGAAATTGAGTAGTTGATGTTGTAAGGAACACCGTAAATAAGATTGTCAAAGTCACCAGCGAACAAGTCGCCTTTCTTGAATTGTTTAGATTTCATATCTACGGTTGTAATTCCGTCAAGTTTGTTTGTATCTTTATCGAAGATTGTTTTCTTGTCGCCGTCACGAGCATCACGAAGTGCTGAACGGTTTGACAAACGAGATACAAAAGCGTTGATTTCCACGTCTTTGTCAAGCAACTTATCTTCTAGTTTCAAGATATTTTCATAGTTTACTGGGCCAGCTACAATGTTTTCAGCAGTTTTAGCAGCCTTAGCGACTGAGTTTGTAAATGGCGATTCATGTCCAAGTAGTCCGGCTTCGTCAATTTTAGTGTAGAATGCTTCGACGATTTGAGGTTTCATTTCTTCAAAGAATTTTTTCCATGTGTAATTAAGCACTTCACGAGAAGCGACTAGGATGATACCAAGTTTTTTGGCGCGAAGTTTTACTGGTACGATTTCAGGCTTGTCAGTCTTGATTTTTTCTGTTTCATCTACCCAGTAAGCTGAGATTCCGTCGGTTTGAACGTAAACAGTTTTTTCTTGTTTTCCGTCCATTTCGTGATATTTACCAAGTTGCATTACAAGTGAGTTTTCAGCAACTTCTTTCATGATAATGTCTGTAAATTCAGTATAAAGTGTTCCGTCTTTCTTTTCAGATACTAAAACCTTATCTGGTGTGAATGTTTGAATAGTCATTTATATTTTCCCCTTTAAATAATTCTTGAATTGCGGAAGATTTCTCCGCTTGATTGTGCTTTAGAACCACCAAAAGCCGTACTTACTGCGGGCGGTTCTGATTGTGTGTATTCAGACTTAATTTCACTAATAATGCTTTCAAAGTCTGAAATAGCTTGAAGCGTGCCGTCTGCCGTGTCTTTTACGACAAAAGCAAGGACACGATCATTTACAGGCAACTTACGACTTGATAGAGTTTTGATAGCTTCATCTGTCAACTCTCGCTTGGTTTGTTCTTTCTCAAGTCCAGCGATTTTATCAAGTAGTGATTGCTTTTCTGCTTCAGCTTCTTTTCTGCGGTATTCCTCAAGCTCTTTACCTGATAGTTCTGTTTCCGCTTTGTACTTTTCTAAAGCCTTAGCAATAGCTTCTTGCGTTGACTGAGCGTGCTTTTTCTCTGCTTGCTCAAGTCGTCTTTGCATTTCTGCGATTGATACTGTTTTTTCAGTTTCTTGTTTTGGATTGCTAGCTTGTTCCTCAACCGTAGTGTCCTGAACTTGAGTATCAACTGTCTGTGTTTGTTCTTCTGCCATATTTGGCTCCTTTCTCTACGCTTTAACGAGCAAACCTCCTCGAACTCATGCAACTTTTAATGTCTTTAGCACGGTTTGGACAGTAAAAAAGGTGACATTTGAAATTTCACCTTTTAAAAATCTTGATTAAATTGATCTAGTGTACTTCTTCCGTCTTTGTACTTCATTTCAATATGTCCATACGCTGAGCATCTACAATTAGGATGCATAGGAAACATATTTACGCCCTTTTCCACCTTGTCAATCGGTACTGCCGTATTATTCAACGGCCTGCAAATATCACAAGCGCCACTTTCTGCTACAAAAATCATGTGAGTAAAGCCATTATCTCGCAACATGGCGTGGTCTGTGTCAGCGTTTATTCTTGCTATCTCGGTTTTAATCAACCGTTTAGCGTTATACTCACTTGTTCCGTACTTATTAGCAAGTCGCTTCATTTCTTTTTGATAGCCGTTCATATCTGTGTATATACGGTTTAACGAAGCGAAAACATCCCTTTGAAGCATAGGCTGTAAGCCTGTTTTCCCCCAAACTCGACTTGAAAAATTCTGACCGTAAAAATCAGCATCTAAAATCGAATCTAAGCGCTTTTTCGCTCCTTTTGATGAAATACCCAAGATACCCGCTTGGCGCTTGTATTCGGCTAAATATTCGCTTCTGCGTGCCTTGTCAAAGACTTCATCAAGGTTACTTGTCAAACTGTTAATTTCAAGCCCTAATTCAGCTTTCAAAAGCTCCAAGCGACTGACTTTCATTTTCAGATTGTAAACCCGTAGCCAAGAATTAGTCTTATGACTGAAATCTTTCTCTTTAACAGCTTTCCTTGCCTTTTCTGCAAACTTCGTAACGTCAAACTCTGAAGCACGCTTCATAGCCTCTTGCTTCGTCAAACCCTCACGTCCAGCATAACCAAGATAAAACTTATCTATCTGCGCTTGTAGTCTATCATAGCTTTCTTGATACAACTGTGTTATCAACTTGTCACGGTCTAAATCACGCTTGATTAGTTCAGCTTGTGCCTTACGTTCTGCGTTATATAAACGATTATCAGCTTTCTTGCTCATTCATGCCACCTACTAACTGCATGATCTCGTTGTCGCTTGCGCCTTGCTCTTTCAAAATGCGCTCTTGCTCTGTCTTGTAGTCTGTAAAGCTAGCATTGTTCATCAATGTTTCTTGCGATACCACTCCGCCCGCTTCTATATACGCTTTAATTTCATTCCAAACGTCTTGTGGAATGTTTGGATGGAAAGTAAAGGTCAGCTTGCTAGCTTCAATCGTTGGCTTATTGATAGCCTTGTGAATGTTGCTAATCAATTCATAACGACGGCGCAAAGCCTTAGTAAAGTATGTTTCCTTGTTCTTTCTGACTTGCTCAAGTCCAATCATTTTATAAAGCAATGCAATGCCCGAAGATGTAGCGTTAAATCTATCATCTTCAAGGTTAGGAATACGGCTAAATCTGTGAATATCGTTCGCTAAGCGGTTTTTATATGCTTCTGTGCCTTGTACGTCATATTGCTTATAGATATATCCAGCATCTGCACTTGTTTGTTGACCGTTTGTACTGATACCAGTTTGAAGTAGTAGCATGTTAGCATCTTTCATCTTAGCAATATCACTTGCTGATAAGCCTAATGCATCAAGGTCGCCCTTAATTAGAAGCATTGCATCATTTAAATCTGACATATAATTAGCTGTGTCAGATTGTCCAGCATCATAGGCATCTATCAAAGAGATTTCACTTTCAAAGTCACCCATTCTATAGCGATTATTCCACCACTCAACAACTGGAACATCTCTATATTCATGCTTCGCGATTGTATCAACAGTCAAGCGTACTGCATTTGTTGTATAAGGTTTATAAGTGATGGTTTGGTCTTTAGTATATACTGTCATATTCACTTTGTCGGCAAAAACTGGAAGATGCACGGCAAGAATGATATTCTGTTCTACTGTTAAATCACGAACAACAAACATTTCAAGCGGGTTAATCAAAACAACTCTATCTGCTCCGTCTTTATCCCTGAAATGATACTCAAAAGCACGACCGAAGATTGAAGCATCAAGCGCTAAATCTCCATTCAATGCGTTAATGTCATTGTTCCACTCGATTTCTTGAATAGTTTCAAGTTGCTTTTTCTCTGCTCCCTCTAAAATACCGATAGAAACGGGATTGCCAATAACATAATTTGTAGCAAAACTAGAAATATAACCGCCCCATTTATGACGTACACGATAATCTGCTTTCTCGTTGTCTAGCCGTCTGTTTCCTGACAAGATACTGTAGTTGTCGCCTTTAGCATAAGATGATAATACTTTCAAGCGCTTTTGCTGACTGCTAAAGAATGCTTCAATCATCCCCCTAAAAACTTTCTTGCCGTTATCCGTATTCAGCAATTCATCACTTGAAGCATATCTGAATTGCTCGTTTGAAATACTGCCAAAGTATAGACTATCAGACCTTGATTTATTTACTGTGTCTATACCATGCTCAAATTCATTTACTTTGTCCACTCTCTACCTCCTGAACATTTTATTAATTTTGCTTATCGTTCTATCAACATCAATTTCTTTTTTTGCTTGATAAATTCTATCTTGCAATGCGTAACGTATAGCATCTATACAGTGGTTATAGCTATCTACTGGTTCGTTGATATATTCGTTTGTCTTTCTGTCTTTCTTCCAAGTGTAGTTTTCAAGTTCTTCAATCAACTTCACACATCTTTCGTCTACTATCCATTCATACTGAAGTAAGTATTGTATGCCTTGCATGACTGACCCAGCACCTTTCTGTACGTCTATCACTCGTGGAATACCAAGATTTCTTAATTCTTGATTTGATTTCTTTTCAGCGCTATCTGCTCGTATCTGCTCTTTAGCATATCCAAGCGCCTTGATTGCTTCAGCTATCTTGTCATTCGTCAATCCTTTTCTCACAAACTCATCAGGGACATATAAGCGCTTGTTTTCATCATCTACCCTTACATGAAGCAATGCTGACGGGTCATTAATAAAACCGTAGTCAAGGCCAAAATAAGCGGGCAAATGCTCCCACTCGCTTTTATTCAGTAATCGTTTCTCATACTTAGGGAAAACCAACTTATCAAGTGTTGCAAACTCTCCTAAAGCGTATATTTTATAATACGCTTCGTTTCTATTTGCCAGTTCTTCGATATTCTCAATAGTGACTTGATCTAAAAAGCGATTATCTTTGTATGACGTGTGATAAACAACCGTGTTTTTTGGCTTCTTAACAAAGAATGCGTTATACGTCCAGTTCACTTTGGAAACAGGGTTAAACATCAAGAATATTTGCTTATTCAAGTGTTTCTTAGCACGCAAACGCAAAGTCAACTGTGTATAATCATCAAGTGTAAACTCGGATGCTTCTTCCATGACTACATCTGATATATCTTTAATAGACTTGATTTTTTCCGGATTGTCTAACCCTTTAAAAATAAATTGAGCCCCGTTTGGAAGCTCAATCCGATATGCTGAATTATTAACCTTGCATTTGTCTAGCAACTGCCAACTATCCAAGCATTGCTTCACGTCTTCAAAGATAGAGTCATAGACCGTAGCGCCTACCTTACGCAGAAATAAAACCTTGCGTGGATGCTTCCAATCTTGGCAAGATTTAAAGACAACCTTTTGTATCACGCCATGACTTTTCCCACTCGAAGCACCACCATAGTGAACTTCGGTAAAGGTTGAATAGTCATATAACTTATCAAAGATATGCTTATTAAATACACGACTTGGATAGTCAATGATGATATTGATTTTAGGTTTATTCTTCGTTATCATCCCAATCGCCTACTTTTATATCAATAGTTTTTTGAGTGATTTCTTGCCTATCCA